TGTTTGAAAAAGGGTTTTGAAAACAAGCACCCCGATAAGATAAATAGAGTAAAGTATGGATACATAGACGTATTAAGTCAAAATCTTGGATTTGTAGAATATCATTTAACTGAAGATGATATAGTTATGTTTGATGAATGGTGTGATAAAATAGATTCAACGGAAATTTTTATGCCAAAAAGAGGTCTTATACCTTATTGCAAGAAGTGCCCGTTTAATGACCCATGTTCAAAATGGAAGAAGGAAAAATAAAAATGCCAAAGTCAATACTAGATGATTTGCTTATAGACAAAAAAAATGAAAGCACTTCTGTTTCAGAGGATCAAATACTCGCTCCTCTTTTGGATGAAATAAAAGTAATTTCAGATGAATCAATAAGGTCTTTTGTTAGATCTCTTCTTATTAAAGCAGAAAATTTTTGGGATATACCATCTAGTTTTAGTGGCAAGTATCATCCAGCTGACGAACACGGAGCTGGTGGAAATGTCCTGCACACAAAAAGAGTCGTTAGAATAGCTTTAATATTGTCTGAATCTTATAATCTAACGATGGAAGAAAAAGACATAGTAGTAGCAGCGGCTTTAATTCACGATTTATGTAAGGGGAAAAAAGATCATGGATCAGACACAGTTTCATATGACCCAATGCACCCTTATGCGGTCGCTAAATTTGTGCAAAAATGTCAGCTTCATGATAAAAAGTTTTCTTCAGAAACAGATTCTTCAACCTTGTATTTATCAGAAGATATTATTCAATCAATATTAAGACTAGTCAGATGTCATCTTGGCCCTTGGTCACCTGTTCCAGAAACCTATCCAATAACATACCTAGACTTCATAGTTCATATAGCAGATAACGTGGCCTCTAAGCTACACTCTGTTATAATAGATAGCGACTTAATAAATCCAAAATGGAGAATAAATGGACCTGGAGACAAGACTCAAGAAAAGATATAAAATAATATCTAACATAGATTTCTATATAACAGAGTCGGTCTATTATAGAAACAATAATTGTTACTTTAACGAAAAAGAAAAAAAGACTATCTGCAATATAATTCAACAAGAAAATAAAGTAAAAGTTATATGAAAATAACCACGGATCAAAGCAAGTACATCAGTGCCTGGGTACATGTTGAAACTGCTAAGTACATAGATTCATTGAATAGGGTTATTAGAGATAAAAAGCTAGATAAAACCTTGTTCACGAATATACACGACATGAGCAACTATTGCTTAAAAAACGGAAATATTCGGAATATACACATCTATTTGGCACTATAACTTTCCGGATATAGAAAAAGCAACAAGACTAGGTTCACTTTATTTTGACTTAGATCATGAAGACGTGAGTGTTTGTCTTTCTGAAACGCAAAAACTTTACTCATACCTAGAGCAGTATGTTCCTAAGCATTCGCTTTTAGTTTACTTTACCGGCAAAAAGGGCTTTCATATTGAATGTGAAGCAGTAACTCTTGGAATCAATCCATCAAACAATCTACCAAATATTTTTAGGTTTATAGCCAACAAACTAAAAGTAAAACTGAATCTTCAATCGCTAGACTTTAGCGTATATGATGCTAGAAGAATGTGGAGATATCCTGGAACTATACATCAAGATACCGGTCTATACAAAAACCTTTTAACTAAAGAGATTTTATTTTCTAATATAAATAGCATTAGAATTTACTGTTCAGTTCCGCAAAACAACGAAGTAGCAGATCAAGAGTTTAATAGCGTATCAAATAAATGGTATAGAGAATTTTCATATGAAATGGAAATTGATAAAGAAAGATCAAAAAACTTTTTAGAATACTTTAATAAGCACGGATCTATAGCTTTCAAAGAGCTATCTTTCGGTGAAAAAGATTTTACAAAAAAAGAACTATTAAGAAATTGTTCTGCAATACAAAGACACATAGACGATGCAAAAAGAACTAAAACGCTTTCTCATGAGGCTAGACTTTTTCTGTGTTCAGTATTAACTTATAACAAAGAATCAATAGAATTCTTGTACGAAATACTAAGTTTATGCGATGATTTTAATTACGAAAAATCTTCTAGTCACATAAATGATTGGATAAGAAGACGACAGCTTGGCATAGGGGGTAGACCATATACTTGCGAAAGAGCAAATTCAGCTGGCGTAGGATGCGGAGATTGTGACTTAGAAAAAAAGAAGAAGTGGATAACTATAGGAGATAGGTACATAGAAAGCTCGGAAGAATCAATGCCATCCCCAATAAGATTCGCTTACAAAACAAGAAAGGAGGATGAATAAGTGTCAGGCCAAATAAAAGATCCAGATGATGTAATAGGCGTTTGCTCTGAATGTAAATCAGATCAACCAATGAGCTATATGTATAAAAATTCATTTGCCCAACAAGGTTTAGCTGTGCCGTGTAAGTACTGTGGTGGAGTTGTTATGATAACATATAGGGAAACAAGAGATAAGTCATTAGATAGTTCAGATAGAGATAGAGGAATTAGTTGAAAAACTGGACAAATTTACATAACCATACCGTTTTCTCCATGCTTGACGGACACGGAAACGTAGAGGAGTACCTTTCTAGAGCTAAGTCTCTTGGTATGTCGGGCTTAGCAACTACTGATCATGGAAATATACACTCGTGGTTAGATTTTTACGACGCTGCTCAGGCTAATGGAATAAAGCCAATTCTTCGGAAGTGAGTTTTATCAAGCTAGAAAAACTAGATTTGACAGAGACGAAGAAGAAAGATCTGGTCCATCAAAAAATGAATGGGAGCAAAGAGGCCCCTATCATATAACCATTCTTGCAAAAAACAATACGGGTTATCACAACATAATTAAAATGTCTTCTAGAGCATTTCTAGAAGGGTATTATGTAAAACCCAGAGTAGATCATGATTTGATTTCGCAACATTCTGACGGCATTATTGTTTTATCTGGCTGCCTGAATAGCGAAATATGTCAAGCTCTTTTAAGAAACGATTATAATTTCGCTCTTGATTCGGCCTATAAGATGCAGAGTATAGTAGGCAAAGAAAATTACTTTATAGAAATACAGGATCATGGCCTTACTGAGCAAAGAAGAATTTCAAATCAGCTAATACAAATAGCTGAAGCGATAGGCGCTAAAGTTGTTCCAACTGGAGACTGCCACTATGTGCATCAAAAGGATGCAAAAGCACATGACGTAATGCTATGTGTTGCAACAAACGCAACCATCCATACTCCTGATAGATTTTCTTTTTCGGGAGATAACTTTTATCTTAAATCTTATGATGAAATGTCATCTTTATTTAGTGATGAACTACTGAAAAACACTATGTCAGTATGTGACATGGTAGATGTAAATCTTAAGTTTGGAGAAATACACTTTCCAAAGTTTCCAATACCAACCAATGAATCTTCCGTTGACTACTTTGAAAGACTAGCTTGGGATGGATTGAAAAATAAATATGGACAACAACTTCCACAAGACATTGTAGATAGAGCTAATCATGAAATAAAAGTTGTTAAGGAAATGGGGTTCCCAGAATACTTTCTTGTTGTTTCAGATTTGGTTAGATGGGCAAAATCTAATAACATAAGAGTTGGATGGGGTAGAGGCTCTGCTGCAGGAAGCGTTTTGTCTTATGCATTTGATATTACAAATCTAGATCCAATTAGATTTGGCCTGCTGTTCGAAAGATTCCTTGTAGAGGGAAGAAAGTCAATGCCCGATATTGACCTAGACTTTGATGATAGATTTAGGGATCAGGTAATAGACTACGCCAGAAGTAAATACGGAAGTGATAGAGTAGCTCATATTTGCACTTTCAATAGGACCGGAGCAAAACAGTCTATTAGAGACGCTGCCAGAGCACTTGGCTATGATTTTTCATCTGGAGATAAAGTATCAAAACTTGTTCCACCACCAGTTTTAGGTGTTTCAAAGTCGCTTGAAGAGTGCATGGAAACCGAAGAATTTAAAAAAGAATACAACTCAGATAAAGACTCAAAATACATTATTGATACGGCATTTACTTTAGAGGGTCTGGTTAGGCAGACTGGGATACATGCGGCTGGAGTTGTTATATCAAAGGGTCCTCTGGTCGACTATTTGCCCATAATGCAAAAGGGCATCGACAATCCCGTAGTTACTCAATGGGACATGGGGCGAGTTGAGCAGTGTGGTTTGTTGAAAATAGACTTCTTAGGACTTAGAAATCTTGGAGTAATTGATTCATGTATAAAGCTAGTTAAAAAGCATAGGGGAATAGACATTGATGTTGACAAGATTCCTCTTGACGATAAGGCTACTTTTGATGAATTGTGCAAAGGCAATTGCGCCGGAGTATTTCAATTAGAATCTTCTGGAATGAGACAGCTAATGGTTCAGCTTCAACCTCATAACATAGAAGATATCATGGCACTTATATCACTATATCGTCCGGGTCCTATGGGTTCTGGAATGGATAAACTTTATATAGATAGAAAACACGGGCGATCAAAGATAGCTTATGATCATCCAAAGTTAGAAAAAGTTTTAGGGCAATCTCTAGGAATTATGTTATACCAAGAAGATGTTCTTGGCGTTGCAAGAGAGCTAGCGGGCTTTAGCTCAGCTGAAGCTGATGATTTGCGTAAAGTTATTGGAAAAAAGCTCATGGACAAAATTGCTTTATTTAGAGCAAAATTTGTAGAGGGGTGCGTTAAGAATTCAAACATGCTTCCAGAAAAAGCAAATAAAATTTATTCTGATATTGAATACTTCGGCGGTTATGGTTTTAATAGAGCACACGCTGCTAGCTACGCAATGATATCTTATACAACAGCATATCTAAAGACTAATTACACAACTGAATACATGGCTGCTCTAATGTCCTCAGTTGTAGGCAATAAAGATAAGCAGTCTTTTTATTTGGCGGACTGCAGAAAACTAAGCCTAGAAGTAATGCCCCCTTCTATTAATCAATCGGGAATAGACTTTGACGTTATAGAAAATAATAAGATTATTTTTGGGCTTTCAGCCATAGACGGAATAGGCAATACAATTGCAGAAACAATAGTTAAAAGTAGAGACCCAAAGAATCCCTATATTAATATATATGATTTCTTTAGAAGATGTGATCCATCCATTCTAAAAAAGTCAACTCTCGAACATCTTTCTGCTTCTGGAGCTTTTGATGAACTAATACAAGAAGATTCTACTATGGAAATAAGTAGAAAAACTGAACTAGAAATTCTTGAAAAAGAAAAAGATGAACTTGGAATTTACGTAACTAATCATCCTGTATCGGGAATATGGGATATTATAAGTGGACAAGTAACAAGCGAAATAATAGATTTAGGAGATCTAGATTCAGGTACTCAAGTTAAAATTGGTGGAATTATAAATTCAGTTAAAAAAATGACAACCAAAAAAGGTGAAAAAATGTTTAAGCTTCAGCTTGAAGATATAAGTTCAAGCGTAGAGGTTTTAGTATTTCCAAGAGTGGCAAAAAATTTATACGAAAATCATTTTATGGTTGGGGATATTATAATGGTTAATGGAGCCTTAAACAAAGAGAGTGATGAAGAAAATTCAGTAGTAAAAATATTTTATAATTCATCAGAAAAGGTTGATTCAAAAGTATTTCATGGAGGAAAACCAATAATTTTTAAGGCAAAGTCAGATATTTCTCAGGTGACTTTAGATAAAATATATGATATAATTTATGACAATAAAGGAAATAGACCAGTATTCATTCAGGTAAAAGATGGAAAGTATAAATTTGTTTATAAATTTGACATACTGTCTTCTGACAAAGTAATTCCGATAATAGATCAAATATTAGAATTGGAGCAAATAACATGACCCTTCCAGGCTCATATCAAAATCCAGCTACTAAGCAGTGTTGGAACTTTTGTTTTTCTTGCAATAGGTGCCAAGACAAAGGAAGATATAGTAAGTGCAATAGCTGCAGTGGAAGATATGATCCACTAGGAAAGACTGATCCACATCCAGATGATTTCTGCGATTGCAAAAATGGCGTTTTACGCTGGAGAACACAAGAGGGTCGAGTTATAATTACTAGATTTAAATCAAATCCCTTTAAAGGAAAAGTGCATTATGAAAAAAAGACCCAAGATGAAAGAGACTGGGATTCATACGTGAATGACATGAGAGAAAAGTTAAACGATCCCAATTTTAATCCAATAACAATAATTGACGAGGACTAAAGTGAGCAATAAAGAAGTAGGAAGATTAGTTTATAATAACTTAACTTTAATAGAATACGAAGAGCCAGAAGAAAAAAGTAGCTTTTTTATTCAGTCCGGAGTAGTTGGCTTCTATGCTACAGACGAAGAATTATATGATCTATATAGCCTATTAAGCTACTATTACAATATGGATACGGCCAATGAGGTCGTAATTAATTTAAAGTAGGTTAGTATGCAGTGGCCATATATTGAAGACGATCATATGGAAATAGGTAAAACTGGATGGATTCCTTTCGGAGAGGGATCATTTAAGAATATACATACTGGTCATATAATTGACGAAAATGGCATTGAGTACGATGCAAATGGAAATGTAATAGAGGATTCAAGCGAAGATATTTAATGAGTTTACAAATAAAAAAAATAGAGGATTTAGATCCTCTTCAAAGGCTATCTTTAGTAGACTTTTCTTATTCTAGAATAGACACCTATCAGCAGTGTCCTTCCAAATATTTTTATAGTTATATCAAGAAAGAACCAAAAGTATTTGGAGAAGCTGCGGTTCTTCGGAAATATAGTCCACTCTGTTTTAGAGAATGTTGTAAGTAAAGATAAGCCATTAGATTATTCGGAAATAAAATCTGAATATCAAAAGCACAGGGCTTCATATGATCCAGATCAAAAAATTTCAAAAGATCTAATCTCTGTTGGAGAGTTAGTCTTAAATGAATTTTATGATGAAAATCCAGGATCTACATTTAATGTATTTGATAAAGAATATGAATTCAAATTCATTATAGGCACATATCTAATTTTAGGATATATAGATAGAATAGATCTATATGAAGACGAAGTAATAATAATAGACTACAAGACTGGCAAATGGGAAGTGTCACAAAAAGATCTACCCAATAATCTTCAGCTGGGCATATATGC